CCTGCATAAGCTCCGGCATTTTGTCGGAGCTTTTCATTTCCTCTTATACACCTCATGTGTATTGACAATTCTAATCAGATAGTGTATAATAAAGCAAACTTCAATTGTATAGGAGGACGCACATTTATGGACATTGTGGCAATAAGATTGAGGACGCTCAGAGAAAAAATAGGAATGTCGCAGGCGAAACTCGCGAAAGAAATCGGTGTAACTCAGGCGAGCGTAAACCGCTACGAAACCGCACGTGTAACACCTCCGGCGGAAGTCCTGCTGTTCTACGCCGACAGATTTGACGTGTCACTTGATTACATCTTCGGGCGAACTGAGAAGCCACAGGGGAAGCTCTACAATTATCAGCCGAAACCCGCTGTTGATTCGGACGAAATGCGCAAGTTTGTTGAGATGTGTTTCGACCCGAAATCCCCCATGAACGAGCGACTAAAGCAGGTCCTTGTGGACCTGCTACAACAATCAAAAAATGACAGCCGGGTCTGATTTGATTTAGCACATACTATATGCAGTGCTGCTCTGGCAACCCGGCGGAAGGAGTAGTATGAAAGCAGTAATTTACGCAAGATATTCAAGCGACAATCAGCGCGAGGAATCCATCGAGGGACAGGTTCGCGAGTGCCAGTCCTTCGCCGAGCGCAAAGGCTACACGGTAATTCGGACTTACATCGACAGAGCGCTTTCGGGAACTCGCGCGGATAATCGTCCGCAGTTTCAGCAGATGATCTCGGACAGTACACTTCGTGAATTTCAGTACGTCATTGTCTGGAAAATCGACCGTTTTTCGCGTGATAAATTCGACAGCGTGAAGTACAAATACGCACTGAAATCAAGCGGAGTGAGCGTCATTTCTGCAACCGAGCCTATCGACGGTTCGCCCGAAGGTCAGATGATGGAATCCGTCTTTGAGGGAATTTCGGTTTATTACATTAAAGATCTGGCACAGAAAACCAGCCGCGGAATGACCGAAAATGCTATTAAAGGTAAGTTCAACGGAGGTACTCTGACCTTCGGTTACACGATTGACGAAAATCATCATTTTCAGCTTGACCCGGTTAATGCTCCTATCGTACTTGACGTTTTCACGAGATATTCTGAGGGCGAAACTATTCACAGTATTCTCGATGATATCAACAGCAAGATGTCAAACAACGGCAGGAAGTTTACATATCATTTTCTGAACTGGATGCTCAATAATCGGCGGTACTTAGGCGAATATAAGTTTCAGGATACTGTAAATAACGAGGCGATTCCGCCGATAATTTCGCAGGAGCTTTTCGACAAGTGCCAGCACAGATTAAATGTTAATAAGCACAAGGCAGGCAGCTTCAAAAAGAACAAGGAAAAGTACCTGTTGACCGGAAAGATTTTCTGCGGAATTTGCGGTGCTACAATTTCCGGAATCAGCGGGACTGGAAAGTGCAAATCAATCTATCGATACTATAAATGCATGAACGTCAAGAAGCACAAATGCAATAAGAAGCCCGTTCAGAAAGAATTGATTGAAAACATCGTTCTGAATGCAGCTTTGGATATATTCAAAGACAAGGCGCTTATCCGGAAAATCAGCAAGGCTTGCTTTGACTTACAGTCCAAGGAAAGTCCAATGCTCCCGGCTCTGAAGCGCAGACTCCGTGAGAATCAGAAAGAAATCAAGAATCTCATGAATGCAATCAAGGCGGGTATTGTCCTTAAAACTACGAAATCCGAACTTGAAAAACTTGAAGCCGAACAGGAACAGCTCGAAATAAATATCGCAATGGAAAAGCTCGTCAAGCCTGTGATTCCGCAGGAGAAAATTCAGGCTTGGCTGATGAACTTCGCCGCTGCTGACCTCTCCGACCAGTCGCAGAAGCAGAGGATCATCGACATCTTCGTGAACAGCGTTTACGTCTATGATGACCGCGTGGTGATATTCTTCAACTATAAGGACGGCGAAAGGTACGTTGATTTCTCTACGCTTGACGATCTGGAAAACCCGGCAGGTTCAAACGAAAAAAAGACGAACACCCATGAGAATGAGTGTTCGCCTTTGATTAAGTCTGGTGACCCATCCGGGAATCGAACCCGGGACACCCTGATTAAAAGTCAACGTAAAATTATGCCTGTAAATGGCTCTGCTATGCGGTTTCGGTGTCTGAATTGACACCCCTTTTGACACCCCTAGCTAAATAATCGTTGAGCTTTTCCATGCTTCTATTTTGGTGTTCCGAATCGAGATGAGTGTAAATATCCATAGTCACCTTTATGTCAGAATGCCCCGCCTGCTGCTTTGCTGTGAGCACGTCAACACCGGCTAAGTACATATTTGTAATGAACGTATGCCGCAGCCAGTGAGCCGTAATTCGGGGAATCATGAACGGTATATTTTCCGGGTCGAAGCGTGTTCCAGGGCGGTGCAGTATGGTCACGTCAACGTCCGGATGTTTTTCGTGGTATCTTTTCTGATATTCCAGATTGTGCTCAAAATCTCCGTATCGGACGTTCAGCTCCGCGAGGTAGCTTTCCCAGAGCTTGCGCCACGCGGTTTCTGTCATGAGATTCCCGCTTGCGGCGGGGCATACCAGAAATGTCGTCTGAGGTTGTTCACGCAGGAAGTCAGCCAGCCTGTCGGGGATATACACCGTTCTCATTGCCGCGTCAGTTTTGCCGCAGTTCTTCACCCCGGGCTTGCCGGATTTCATTTCGACCGCCTTGTTGATAGTGATTGTCTTTGCTTCAATGTCGATGTCCCGCCATGTCAGTGCAAGGAGTTCGCCCCGTCTAAGCCCCGCGCACATCATTATCATCGCGGGGAGCTGTGCGCGGTGCGGGGTGTTGTAAATCCATTCCTGCTGAGCTGCGGTCAGTGCTTGCCGCTTTTCCGGTTCTCTCTGCGCCTTGGGAAGCTTCACGCGGGAAAATGGGTTATACTCTATTACCCGGTTATCTACCGCCATATCGAGGATTTCACGGGCAATATCGCGCGTGATTTTCAGAGTTCGCTCGGAGTAGAACTTGCCGCTCTGATTCTTTTCCAGCGACATATCTATCAGCAGGCTCTGCAGATCCATTGCGCGGAGTTTAGATACTTTCACGTTTTCGAGATCTGCGAGCTTTCCGGCGTAAATTTCACAGCTTTCATACCATTTTGCAGAGGACTCTGTTTTCTTGATTTTCAACCAGTTGCGCCGCCAGTAGCCGAATGTGTCGTTTTCGGCCATGAGGTCGATACCCTTGCCAAGTTTTGTCTTGGCGTCGATAATTTTTCTTTGAAGCTCTGCGTTCGTATCTGCATAGACATACTTGTACTTCTTCTTTCCGTCAGTCCCGGTGCTGATGTACACCCGGGACTGCACTCGTCCGTCAGCGCGGGCTGTGTTTTTCATTCTTGGCATAGTGTCCTCCCTTGACAGGTGCGGACCTTTCGTGCTATAATATATCTGTTGGCGCGAAAGCGTCCACAATTGTTTGCATAGTGTTATTTTATATGTTTACCCTCGCGCAAGCGGGGGATTTTTTTTATGTATAAGCTGGATCAAGATACTTTTCACATTCATCTACACCAGTAAGAAAGTGCAGCTTCCCGCTGCCGCCAAGCTCTGTGTAGTCATATCTCAGCTTTCCGTGATAGGTGGAAACTCTGAGCCTGCCTATAGCTTTTCCGTCACGCACCACTTGAATATTCGTCACGCCGTAAACATCAGAAGCACGATACTCATTTCCGGCTGGGAGACTGCTGATGATATCGTTCACCCCGGTGCCGCTCTGAGGAACCTGCTCAGTCGGAGCAGCATCCACGGATATCACCGCGCCCATGACTTTCAGCATGGCTTCTTTGGTAGCTGCGCGGTGCTTGTCTATCATCTGCGCGGTAATGCGATTTCCGGTCTTTATTTCCGGGCGGGAAAGAAAATACTTGACTAGCTCGTCGCTGGGGTTGATAAGGTCACTGCGGAGCGTTTGTTCAACTACCTTGAGGTATTTCAGAAATACAGCCTTTGTGAGTATGTCCTTGACATTGAAAACTGATTTATGGAACTGCTCCAGAGACGAAAGAAACAGTTCTTCGTCATCTTCAAGAATGTTGAAAGAGAGAAAAGGCTCATCGTCCATAACGTTCGGGGCATTGATATCGCTGAAAAAGCTGTATGTGATTCCGTTTGTCAGGACTGCAAGACGGCAGCGGTTTGTTGAGAAGTACCGATAGAGCTGTCCCTGCTGCTGTTTCTGGAGTTTCAACCCGGCGCGTTTGGCTTCGATGAGGACCGTGGGCTCTCCATCGTGCAGGATAACATAGTCTATCTTCTCGCCTTTCTTTCCGGCGACATCACAGGTGTACTCCGGGATTATTTCTTCCGGGTCGAACACATCATAGCCGAGCAGAACGAGAAACGGCATGATTATTGCGTTCTTCGTGGCTTCCTCGGTCATGGTGTCGAACTTGTCGGAATATTGCTGTACTTTGTTCCGGAATGTGTGGAAATCGTCTTTAAACATGGTGTTCGCGCCTCCTCAAAGTACAACATTCTGGGATACTGTTATATTTTTCTTCATAGCGTTTACCGCTTTGCTCGCGGCACCCCATTCAGAGATGTCAACCGCAGCGACTATTGTTTTGTTTTCATCGCCAGAAACATAGGTTATTATCAGTATATTTTCTTTTTTGTTCTTGGGGCGCGAGGCAATGATGGCGCCCAGAGCGCCAAACATTACAGCGCCTGCAATTGCCGAACCAGCAGAAGCGCCTACCAGTTTGTTTTTTTCGGTAAGCTCGGCGGAAACTATCTTTTCATACGGCAACTCAAACGTGCTCTGTTCCTTTTTGAAAACTATCCTGGTATCGTATGCGCGGGCATAGCACTGCACTTCGCCAAGAGGCAGCCCTGAAAGGTGAGTGCAAGGGAATGCGGATATAACCTGCTTTCCGGGAGGCGCTGCAACAACACCTGTGCACTTGGTGCATAACAGAATTATTCCTATTATGACGAATATTGCGCCGATAAGCGCCGCTATAGTTCCAGCTCCTGACAGTGCGGCAATAACAAGTCCTATTCCTATTAATAATGACAATAATCCTAATACCATATTAATCACCTTTCAAACTATGTAATACCGCCCTTATTCGGGGCGGCTTTTTTGTTGCTCGATCCACGGCTTGAAAGCCTCAAACACCTGCCGCTCTAACGGCGAAGTGAGAAACTTCCCGCGCCCTCGCAGCTCTTTCATGCGCTTGGCACGATACCCTGCTGCTTCCGCTGAGATATCGCAGATACGGGCTATTTCCTCCGGTTCGTAGGCTTCCAGTCCCCAGAGCACGCAGGCAGGAGCGAGAAGTCTCGCCGCAAACTCGTCCGCCTGGGTCTCCGCAGGTTCGCGCCTGTCCGAAGCTGTCCGAAAATGTCCGGATTTGTCCGGCGCCAGCTCATGCCCGAGCAGGATATGCCCGAGTTCGTGAGCGACCGTAAAGCGCGTGCGCCCACGGTTTTCGGTGTCTTTGTAGACTATCTGCCAGTTCCCCGCGCTGTCAACCAGAGTACAGCCGGATTCCCCGGACTTTAAATAATGTGCGTTGCTGTCTTTTACGACTTTCACGCCGCAGAACGCCGCCACTTTCAGAACCTTTATCGGCATTTCTGCCGCTCCAGTGTTGATAAGGCAGCGCCAGGACGCGTCCCGCGCGTCTTTGTAGAGTTTGTATGCGTTTGTGATAATCCTCACCTCCACAGGTATTGTACCCTGTGGAGGTCGAATTATAGCGGTTCATCAGATGTCATTGTCCGGATTCTGCGTTTCGTCCGGAGCTTCGTCCAGGCGTTTACGCTCTTCGGGGGTGATCTCGACGTATTCCGCGCCGTGGTCGTCTGCGCTCCGTGCGTGCTTTAGGCGGATATCCGGTATCTGGTACCGTTCGGTGTCGCCGACCATTCGCGCGGTCTGCATGATGTAGTCCTGTCCGTCCTGGTTCACGTTCCGGTAGATTGTGAGGAGTTCCTGCTCGTCCGCGTTCGGGAGTTTGAGCGGGGGCTTCTTTTCGGTTTCGGTCCAGCCCATGAGAACGCTTGGTGTAGTCTTAAGCGCTCTTGCAAGTGCGACTATCGTTGATTGATTTATATCGAGGACATCATTTTCAATTTTGGATATGCTCGTTTTCGTTGAATAGCCTATCTCTTTAGCAAGCTCTTCCTGAGTTAAGCCGGATTCTAGGCGTAACTTTTTAATCCTTTCTCCTAGTGTCATACTTTCACCTCCTGTTATAGTATATCACATTGTGCCCATAATGTCAACAAAAATTAACGCGCAAGTCGCCAAAATGTAAACAAAAAGTGCTCCACTTATTTGTGCAAAAAAGAGAAACACGCAAACAGCTGTTGACATTATGGAAACTTTATGCTATGATATAGATGTACCCGAAATGGCAACCTAGAAAGGAGGTTACATAATGACAAACGGCAAACTTCTGAAAGAAATTGCAAAGGCAAAGCAGGTTACTCTCCAGGAACTCGCTGAAGCTCTTGGCTTAACACGTCAGGGGCTTTCAAAGAAAATAGAGAACAGGTCAGAGTTCCGCGTGAGTGAAGTCTCTAAGCTCTCGGAAATCCTCGGCTTGTCTGAGCAGCAGAAGCAGGAGATTTTTTTTGCAATGTGAGTTGCCAAAAAGGCAACCCAGAAACCAACGAAAGGGGGTGTGAGAGGTGAACACAAAAGAAATAGGAAAAACGCTCGAAAAGCAGCTGGAACTGCTCTCCGAGCGCGCGGAAAAATCAACCGAAACAGGCGAGCTGATTACGATAAATCACGCAATCAATGAGACCATTAGTCTTGCTGTTCAGGTCAGCGTTCTTCAGGGTCGCGAAAACCGATGGTCACGCGTCGCGCAGCCTTCGATGGATCAGCCTTTGGTACAGCCATCATCAAAAAGTTTATCTGGCTGACGTGCTGTATGAGTTGACTGTACTTTTCGCCAACATAACCATAATAATAAATCAGACAGGGATCCTCATAATCAATGTCAGTCACATTCATGGTTATGGATTGTCCGAAACTTGTGAGTTTCAAAGCAATTTCGTGGTCATCATCAAGTTCGTCCTGGAACTTTTTCATCTGTTCGCAAATAGCCTTGAACTGCCATTGCGCGTCGTTGTAATTAACCAGTTCCGGGACTTCAAAATGAAGACTTGGCTTCGGAGACATCAGTTTACTTATCTCTTCGCGATAATTCCTAAACTCATAATTGGCTTGAGCTAGTTCTTCTTTATTCATAGTTTTTCACCTCCTTTCTATGTCATTATAGCACAAGGCGGTGAAAAATTCAAGGAGGAAATCTACTACATGATCAAGGGAGCGGCGCTGGTCGCTCACAGCAGATAAGGAGGTAAAAAACAATGCGGACAAAGCCGCGAAAGCCCTGCACCTGGGACAAAATCGACGTAACGTTCGGCGTTGACTACGCAGCGCTGCTGTTCAACGTCAGCCGCCGGACGATACTCAACTGGTGCAACCTTGGCGAAATACCCGCAAGAAAAGTCGGCAAGTTCTGGGTATTCGACAAAGAGGTTATCAAAACTTGGGTAAGCGAAAAGGAGGCAAGCCAGTCATGAAAATTCTGATAGCCTGTGAGGAAAGCCAGACTGTATGCCGTGAAATGCGCCGACTGGGGCATGAGGCGTATTCCTGCGATATACAGGAGTGCTCAGGCGGTCACCCGGAATGGCATATCAAGGGCGATGTTCTTCCGCTTATCAACGGACGGTGCGAATTCGTCACCATGGACGGCGAGCAGCATGAGATTTCTGACAGATGGGATATGCTGATAGCGCACCCACCGTGTACATATCTTTCAGGCGTAACAACACGGCATTTGTCGCTGAAAATGACACCGCCAGAAAAGGTTGTTGCCCGAATGTGGAAGCTTGCTGAAGCCGCTGTATTCTTTATGCAATTTGCGCTTGCTGATTGTGAACGCATATGCGTCGAAAATCCTCTTGACTTTATGCCCACGCTTTGGAGAAAGCCAGACCAGATAGTACAACCTTATTATTTCGCCGAAAACCCGGACGATATAGAGAACTACCAAAAGAAGCGCACCTGCTTCTGGCTGAAAGGGCTGAAACCGCTTCAACGGACAACTCAACTTGCGCCGCCTCAGCCTTACGGATACACTAAGAGCGGACACCCTATTAACTTTGAAGAGTCTGGCGGGAAAATAGCTGGGGTTCAGCACGGTGGAAGCCGTGCCAAAGCTCGTTCCAAAACATTTCCGGGAATCGCCCGGGCAATGGCGGAGCAGTGGGCTGGGAGGTACAAGGCATGAAATACGAAATAAACTTTGACAAAAACATAGCTGCCGAATTTTATGCAGAGCTTATCAGTTCGGTTGATTTCGCCCGCACAGCCAAAATGCACAACTGGCTTGACCAGGCTGACGGTTATGTGAATTCGTTCCGCAAAACCCTCAAACTGCTCCGGTGGTTTGGCGCAGACACAGAAGTCGAGACAGGAAGCTCTGAAATCCGTTATGCTGCGATCTACAAGGGCGGAAAGAGGTACGTTATCGTACGCGATGGCAGGGTTGACGAGCCGGTGCTCCTGGACGTGATTTTCAAATTTGCGGAGGAGGGCGAGGCATGAAGAAGTACATACCCTACGCAATAGCCGCCCTAATAGGCTTCCACCTGCGCTTGCTCGTATCCGCCGCGAACGGCTGGTACTACAGCATGAACGGCGCAGACATCATCGTTGCAATCATTTGCATTATCATGGTGTGGTCGTTCAAGGGCGCATTCCTCGGAGAAAGGAGGACAAGCAGTGTACACCCCAAAAGAGCGCACGCACGCCATAATGCTGTATCAGAGCGGTATGAGCCTTAGAGCTGTGGCGAAAGAAATAGGCTGCGCCGATACTACCGTCCAGAACTGGCTCGCAATCGAGAGAATCCCGCGCAGAAAAGACCGCAGCGGCAGAAATGGTTACACCAAAGCAATCAAGCGGAAAGCCCTGCGAATGCTCGATAGCGGTATGACGTTCGGGGAAATTCAGGTAGTGCTGAAAATTCCACGCTCCACGATATGGCGCTGGAGGCAGAAAAAAGCCGCTAAGTGACGGCACACGAAAGCGGCAAAACAAAGTATTACATGCTCATTATATCATGAGCGGAAAGGTTTGTCAAGTGGACAAGATTTATGGCAAAGGCATAAACTACCGCCCGGTCATTGACGGCAAGCAGGACACCCCGCACAGCAAGGAGATATACCTTGAGAAGCTGCTCCCCCTTGAAGAATACGACAAGATAATCGTGCTCTTTTCGGGCGGGAAAGACAGTCTGGCGTGTGTGCTCCACCTGTTGGAGCTGGGCGTTCCCCGGGAGAAAATCGAACTGTGGCACCACGATATAGACGGCGGCGAGCCGAACCTGCACATGGACTGGCTCCCTACGCAGAATTACTGCCGGGCTGTTGCGGAATACCTCGGAATCAGGCTGCGCGTTAGCTGGCGCATAGGAGGCTTCTGGAGCGAAGTCTACCGCATAGGGGCAAGCAATCCTATCCTTTATGAGAACGGCAGCGAAATTGCCATGTGCAGGCTCTCTGACCGCCAGAAACGAACGCTGGAGCTGAAAGGCAGGCTCATGGGCGAGGGCGGGAGCGCCGAGCTTGAAAGCTACGGCAAGCGCGGGAAATTCCCGGCAAAATCCGCGAACCTTGCGCAGCGCTGGTGCAGCTCGTATCTGAAAATCATGGTCGGCGAGGGCGTTATCCGAAATCTCGAAACCGACCAGCTCAGGGAAATCGGGGAATGCAACAAGTTCCCCGCGAAATCTGGAATAGCAAACGGGCGGTACTGCTCCCCGAACCTCAAGCGAGTAGTCGGCGAAAGCGTTATCCGCGAAATAGAGAGCATAGGCAGCCGCATGAAGTTCCCGGCTAAAGGGAGCTGTCAGTCTGGGCGTTGGTGTTCCGGCAGTCTGAAAGCCTCTGTGCAGAACGGCGTAACAAGCAGCCTTGAACAGACAAGGCAGGACGTGAAGCTGTTGGTGGTATCCGGCGAGCGGCGCGAGGAAAGCAAGGGGCGGAGCAAATACAACGAAATTGAGCTGCATCCTACAAACGCAACCGCAAAGGCAAAGCGCCTTGTACATACATGGCGAGCGGTCATTGACTGGTCGGAAGCGGAAATATGGGACATCATCAAGCGCTGGCACATAACTCCGCACCCCTGTTATTTTGCAGGCTGGAACCGCTGCTCCTGCGCAATGTGCATATTCGGTCTGCCGAAGCACTGGGCGGGTATCAGGGAGCTGTTTCCGGACTGGTACGAGCAGTTTCGCAATGCGGAAATTGAACTGAACTTCACGCTCGATAACAAGAAAAATCTTGACGAGTACATTGGGGACGCGGAAAGCTGCGTCTGCCGGGACAATCCTAGAGCAATCCAGCAGCTTCTATCCGGCGAATTCTCCGTTGATGATGTCTACGCGGAAGATTGGCAGTACCCGGCGGGAGCTTTCAAGGGCGCGGACGGCGGTCCGTGCTGATGAATAATTATTTATGGAGAGATAAATCATGACCCATTTCACAGACGCCGGCGATATCTCGCCGGAGGAGCGCGAGAAGATACTCCAGGACATTTTATCGACCATAAAGGAGAAGTAGCATGCTAAGAATCGAAGATCATTGCGTAGGCTGCCCTGATGGGGCGCCGTGTATGGGCAGTTCCTGCCCGAACAGAAATGTGCCGGTGTGGTACTGCGACGAGTGCGAGCGAGAATACGACCGGGACGAGCTGAGACTCCTTGACGGGAAGCAGCTTTGCTACGACTGCTTCTGCGAGGAAGCGTGGCTCAGCGCAGATGAACCAGAGGAGGAACAGTAATGCCTAGAAAGCTGGTAAAAACCACAGATATCACCTGTGAACAGTGGCTCGAATATCGCAGGACAGGGCTCGGAGGCTCTGACGCGGCGGTCGTAATGGGGCTGACCCCGTACCGCTCGAAGATCGAGCTCTGGGCGGACAAGACCGGGCGCATGCCGGAAACCGAGGACAACGAGGCAATGCGCACCGGGCGCGATCTGGAGCAGTACGTTGCAGAACGGTTCTGCGAGGCTGCCGGAAAGAAGGTTCGCCGCCGCAACTACATATTCCAGCACGATGAATACGACTTCATAACCGCGAACGTCGACCGTGAGATCATTGGCGAGAATGCCGGACTGGAGTGCAAGACAACATCAGCGTTCACCAAAGCTGATTTCGACAGCGGCGAGATCCCGCTGTACTATTACTGCCAGTGCTGCCATTACATGAACGTCATGGGGTACGACCGCATGTATCTTGCGGTACTCATCGGCGGGCAAAGGTTCCGTTGGTTCACCATCGAGCGGAACGATAGCGAGTGCGCGGCGCTGCTGAGATCCGAAATAGCATTCTGGAACGACTGCATAAAACCGGATATCCGCCCTGAACCGGACGGCTCCGAAAGCGCCGAACACACTCTGAAAGCTCTGTACCCTGACTGGCAGGACAACGCTATCGCTATGTTTGAGCAGAACGACGCCGCTGCCGAGCTTGCAGCCGTGATGGCTCAGAAAAAGGAACTCGAAACCCGGGAAAAGGCTCTCAAACAGAAGCTCCAGACAGCTCTCGATGGCAATACAGATGGCCTGACAGTTGACTGGCACATCTCATACAAGCCGCAGAGCCGATCTACTGTAGACAGCAAGCGCCTCAAGGCAGAGCGCCCGGACATCTACTCAGAATACCTTAAGGAAACCAAAGCGATGATATTCAAGATATCGGAAAGGAAAGAATCATGACCACTACGACCAACACAAACGGCGTTATCGCCGCCGCGGCTCAGGCAAAGCCGCAGGAAGCCCCAGCAAAGGCTACTCCGGCACAGATGCTCAACAGCCTGCTGAACAACGGAGCGATTCAGCAGACCCTCAAAAGCACGCTCGACAAGAACGCCGGAGCTTTCGCCGCGTCTGTAATGAATCTGTTCAACAACGATACGCTGCTCCAGCAGTGCGAACCCAGAGCAGTGCTTGCGGAGGCGCTGAAAGCGGCGGCGCTCAAGCTCCCTGTCGAGAAGCAGCTCGGATTCGCTTACATCATTCCGTACAAGGACCACGGTGTTCCGAAGCCGCAGTTCCAGCTCGGCTACAAAGGATACATACAGCTTGCGATGAGGACAGGCGAGTATCGCTATATCAACGCCGGAAAGGTATACGAAGGCGAGCTGAAAAGCGAGGACAAGCTGACCGGCGCGGTAGATATATCTGGTGAGCGCGTATCTGATAAGATCATAGGATATTTCGCGTACATCGAAACGCTGAACGGATTCAGCAAGACCTACTACTGGAGCCGCGAAAAGCTCACTGAACATGTAAAGAAGTACAGCAAGGCTTTCCAGAAAGGGAGCGCAATATGGCGCGACAACTTCGATGAAATGGCTATCAAGACAGTGCTGCGGAATCTGCTCTCGCACTACGGGATCATGTCCATTGAGATGAGCAGCGCTCTGTCCGATGAGGCGGCGCCCGGAAAGATCCCCGGTGAGCCTGCGGATGGTCCTGAGATAATCGTAGACAGCGATTCGCCGGACGAGTCGGAGGAAAGCCCCGCAGATTTGCAGTAATTTGCAGTCCCGCGCGGCGGAAAATATAAGTGGATATTGAGGGGGTGTAATTGTGGCGAATTTCAGTAATATCTCATTTGAGGAGTTTGTAAAAGAGCGTAATAAGGCCCTTTTTTCGTACGATGAAACGAAGATAAAGGCATATATGCAGAAATACGGAGTGCCGATACCAGATAATGAAACCGTATTCTGGGCGATGGTGAACAAGTGTATCTGCAATGTCACATCGGCGCCGCCCGAGCTTGTTACAAAGGCGGAAAAATGGCTGTCAGAGCGTGGAATGTCAAAGGAGATACGATAATGTACAACAAAGTGATAATGATGGGGCGGCTGTGTTCCGAACCGGAGCTCAGAACGGCCCCGAACGGCACGAATGTCTGCTCGTTCCGGATAGCGGTAGGCAGGCGGTTTCAGCAGAAGGGCGAAGAACGCAAGACGGATTTTTTCAACGTGGTGGCATGGCGCTCCACCGGGGAATTCGTGAACCAGTATTTCCGCAAGGGGCGCATGATCCTGATTGAGGGAGAGCTTCAGACGCGCCCGTACACCGACAAGAACGGGAGCCCGTCCACATGGTACGAGATCAACGCGGAGCGCGTGAGCTTCACGGGAGAAAAGTCAGAGGGCGCGGCTCCGACTGGATCTCCACCGGAACAGGCTCCCGCTCCGCAGGCAGGAGCTCCCGCGGGCGATTCCAGCCCGGCGGCTTCTGACGATGATTATCCGTTTTAAGGAGGAAGCGCATGACAGAGGGCATACCGTACTTCTCTCTGGATTGCCGGTTTGATGATAAGCTTGAGGAAATAGAAGATATGTTCGGTATGAAAGGGCTTGGTATCATAATCAAGCTCTTTCAAAAGATTTATGGTATACACGGATACTATTGCGAGTGGAACGACAGGGTGGCGTCAAGGTTTGCAAACCGTGAGGCGTTTGTGGGTGTTGATGTTGTTCGTGAGGTTGTTGCCGCTGCGCTCAGAGAATCCAAGAATCATGAATCGCTGTTCGACAAGGAAATGTATACCAAATACGGAATACTGACTTCTCGCGGAATCCAGAAGAGATATCTGAAAGCGGCAAAGTCGTTGAAACGTAAGGATATTTTTCCTGTCTTAGAGTATGTAATTATTCCTCTCGATGATTCAGATATAGGCAATTCCGGAAAAAACGCTGATATTTCCGGAAAAAGTAACGAAAACTCCGGAAAAAACGGCGATATTTCTTCCCTAAATGAAAAGAAAAGAAATGAAATGAAATTAAAAGAAAGAGAAAGCAGGACGGCTGCGCCGCCTGCCTCCTCTCCCTCTCGCGAACAGCTTGTGCGCAAATACGGGGAGAAGGCTGTTGCCTTGTATGAGCAGAAATATCAGAACTGGCAGCAGCGCAAAGGAATATCTGGAGGTATCTCCTACGCGAGAATAGCCGAGTGGCTGATCGCCGACGGAGTTCCAGAGGTGAACAGCAGCATAGATCCGGCAGACGTGATGGAAGAACTCAGAAAGCAGTATTCGGAGGAGGGACAGAATGCAGATTGAATTCACGGTTCCGGGCGAGCCGTTCGGGAAACAGAGACCCAGGCACAGCCGGGTCTCCGGCACTACATACACGCCCAGGGAAACGAAGCTTCACGAACAGCTTATTCAGTGGGCGTACCGCAGAGCGGGGGGACGTAAGTTCCCGGAGGATTCGGAAATCGGAATCACGATAATCGCAGTGATGGGCATTCCGAAAAGCACTCCGAAGTATCGCCGGTCTGATATGCTCAGCGGGAAGATTCGTCCGACCAAGAAACCAGACTGGGACAACATAGGAAAGCTCGTCTGCGACGCGCTGAACGGCGTGGCTTACGACGATGACAAGTGCGTGTGCGAGGCGGTCGTCCGGAAGTTTTACGGCTGCGAACCCCGCATTCTTGTGAGATTGGAGGATATCAATGGACCACTACATTAAGCGCGAGGACGTGGAGAAAGCAATTGCCACTATCCGCAAGACGTATCTCAAAGCGAAAAATTTCAACGCCCTGTCTGCTATCGACTGCGTTGCCGGAGAGATCCGGGACGAGGTCAGCGGCATTCCCGTGTTTCCTATCGACTGTCATCGGGTCGTTGACGCTGAGAACATTCTGCTTGATGACAGCGTTTACAGCGTAACAGCGATCTATTATCCCGATGGCGGCGAAGCGCCTTATGTGAAGGAATACCACGATTTTCAGTGCCTCGCGGATATTCCGGTCATCGAACACGGCTTTGTTGAAGTCTTGGTAGAAAAACCGCTGGAAGGCGAAGTTTTCTATTACTGCAAGGACGAAGGCGGTTGGCAACGTCGCGGGATTACCTGCGGATATGCTTGACGGAGGTGAGCAAAAATGATTAGTGCATTCATAGGCGCATACACCGAAACCATACGCCGGATTGAACGCGGCGAGGAACGCGCACGCGCTGAAGAAGATTTCAAGGGGTTCGCGGCTAAGAAGAGCCGGAGCAGGAAGCAGAAGCACAAAGGAAAGAAAAAGAGGTGAGCGGGAATGACTAATCGTGAGTATCTCGCAGTTGCACTCGGATTTTCTGAGTACGAGGACAAAGATGTAGCGGATATCATTTCGGACAGTCTTATGGAGATTACGGACGAAGATGGTTGTTCGGCGGCAGTGATATGCGGCAGGGATAAGGAACTGCTGACGGAATGGCTCGGAAAGGAGTGCAATGAATGAGTAAACACACCTACGCAGACAGCACGCTGAAAAGCTGGACAAAGGACGAGCTTATACACCAGATACGGATTCTGGAGCGTAATCTTGCGGTAAAGCAGGAGCTGATCAACAATCAGGCGAAGCTGCTTGAAACGTATGTGTCACTGGTGCAGTGCAGCGAGGGCGCAGAAGTGCAATTCAAGGCAGACACAGACGATGATTTAATAAACATCGCGTTCGGGGTATCTCCAAGCACGCTGACCGACCGGGAGAAGCGTATTATCGTTTTGCGCTATGGGCTTGCCACCAATGGTGCAAAGTGTACTTACGAAGAAATCGGGAAGCAGTTTAACGTAACGCGTGAGCGCATACGTCAGCTGGAAGCAAAAGCGCTCAACAAGCTGAAAATTTTGAAGCAAAGGAGGCACGACGAATGAGTGAATACATAGACAAGAACGAAGCGGTAGATGAGGGTTATCTCCAGGACTGGTACATTAGCTCTGTTTCGGAAGGCGATGAGCCAGTCTGGACAGAGGCTCACATTGAGGAACTGGCGAAAGACTTCATCATCATTCCGAAAGATACACCTGGCTCAGATGTAGTGCCTGTGGTGCGGTGTAAGGACTGCGAACACTGGGGAACACGAAAGGCTGACGGATATGGTTTCTGCTGCATATGGGGAACGAGCGTTAAAGAAAATGCCTTTTGCAGCTCTGGTGTAAAGGAGGACGCGAAATGACTAACGAAAAATTAAAAGAAATTAAAGAGCGCCTGCTCACAGAGAACGACAAACGGCGCTGTTTGGAACAGGAACAAGCCAATGCCTGTGCGAGATATTATGAGCAAGGCGTAAATGACGCGCTTACAGCGGTATCGTTTGCGCGTCCCGAACATCAGGCTCAACCAGCTTCAGAAGCGCGCACGAACCTTGACCGCATACGCGCCATGAGTGCGGAGGATATTGCAAATTGGGCGGTAGGACATTTGGAATGCTGTTCTTGCCCGATAAGCGATAGCCAGGGACGTAGCTGCGAAAAGGATTGCATGGCAACGTTTATAAAATGGCTCAACAGCCCTGTAAAGGAGGGCACGGAATGAGTGAATACATAGAGCGTCAGGCGCTGTTAGACGCAGTTCCGACCGCAGAGGAGGATAAGCAGATTTCCCTGTATGGGGCAGTGGCTGACTTTATCATCAAGGTAAACACCATTCCCGCCGCTGATGTTGCGCCAGTGGTGCATGGACGTTGGATCAGGTTTAAGGAACCCGATTCTGAAACTGGCTATATACACATGAGGTGTTCGGTGTGCACAGCTTACTGGTCTGACCCGTCACACGCAGACCATTTCCGCTACTGTCCCAGCTGCGGCGCTAAGATGGACGCCTAACACGAAATAATGAAAGGGGTTAACCGATTATGGCAATTTATTTAGGTGATTTATCAATCACGGAATTTGAAAAGAGAGCAGGAATTGAGCTTACTGTTGAGCAGAGAAACACGCTTAACTCCATGCTTGAACATACCTGCGCAGACGTGCAGGGGAACAATAAAATACACATCTATGACATTCCGTTTTGCATTGAATGTGGAAATCCCGACGCAAGGAAAACGGTGCTTGGCATACTTATGCCGTTATCCTCAAAAATAAAGGCGCCCTTACAGGTGGGCGGAGGGGTGTAAAGATGCCTGAAATCGAATTAAAGTCCTGCCCGTTCTGCGGGGGCAAGGTGAACATTATGCGCTTGGAAAGTCTGGAAACCGGCTTCGTGAGCTATTATGTTTCACACAGTGATATATTTAATTGCGCATACGAAATCAGACAGCAGAGCGCAAGCGAAACTATGCAGGAAGCCGCAGACAAATGGAACAGGAGGGCTGATACCAATGACCCGTGAAGAATTGGAGCAGATATACTATCTCCACCGGGAGCTGCGTATGTGGGAGCAGGAGCTTGAACGGCTCCGCTGCCGTTCGCTGGTACGTTCGCCGCAGCCGAGCGCCGGAAGCAGTTCCGGAACGTCCGACAAGGTCGGGGAGCTTGCCGAAAGGCGCGTAGACCTTGAGCGCCGCATAGAACTCAAGCGCGAGGAGATTCAGCAGCGCCGCGACGAAGCTGTTGCGTTCATCTACGATATTCCCGACAGCCTGACCCGGCAGATAGTCTACTACCGCTGCGTGAGCCTGTTCGGCTGGACGCGCGTCGCCTATGAGGTCGGGGGGAATAATTCGCCGGACGGAGTTCGAAAGATTTACAGCAGATTCATGGAGAAGCTGTAAAGTTGTCCGTTTTGTCCGTTTTACCTGTGCTATAATGGTAGCATGAAATACTGAAAAGCGCCCAGCGATAAGCCCGGGCGCTTTTTCTATGCCGAAAGGAGGAACCACCATGACCGAAAAGCAGAAGCGTTTCTGCGACGAATATCTGATAGATCTGAACGGGACCCGCGCGTATAAAGCCGCTTATCCGAAGGTGAAAAACGATAACGCCGCTCATGCCTGTGCCAGCAAATTGCTACGAAATGCTACTATCCGCGCCTACCTCGACGAGCGCCTTGAACAGCTACACAACGAGCGCACCGCTGACGCCGCCGAGGTCATGGAGTACCTCACGGCGGTGCTGCGCGGCGAGAGCGAGGCTTCCGTCGTCGTTGTCGAGAGCGTAGGCGACGGCTGCTCCGAAGCCCGGACGATCACGAAGCCCCCGGACGAGCGCGAGCGCCTGAAAGCCGCCGAACTCCTCGGTAAGCGGTTCGGGCTGTTCACCGACAAGGTGAACGTATCCGGCAGCGGCGTAGTCCAGATAGTGGACGATATCCCAGATGGCTAACCTTACAGAGATAATCGCGCCTCCGTTCTACGTGCTCCACCGCGATATTGCCGCCGGACTGCACACCCACTACTGGCTGAAAGGCGGGCGCGGCTCTACAAAGTCTTCGTTTGTGGGCGCGGAAATACCCCTCGGCATGATGAAGGACCCGCAGGCGAACGCCGTAGTGATTCGCAAAGTCGGTCTGTACCTCAAGGACAGCGTATACGAGCAGCTCCTCTGGGCGATAGACAAGCTCGGCGTTTCTCATCTCTGGCAGGCGAAGCTGTCGCCGCTGGAGCTTGTGTACACTCCCACCGGACAGCGAATATTGTTCCGGGGCGCGGACAAGCCGAAGAAGCTCAAATCCACGAAGGTGCACAAAGGGTACATCAAGTACGTTTGGTACGAGGAGGCTGACGAGTTCGCGGGGATCGAGGAGATACGCACGATAAATCAGTCGCTGCTGCGCGGCGGCAGTAAATTCACGGTGTTCTACACCTATAACCCGCCGAAGTCCCAGCGCAACTGGATAAACGCAGAGGTCACAGTCCCCGCGCCGGATAAGCTCGTCCACCATTCCGATTATCGCGGAGTTCCTCCGGAATGGCTCGGGGAGCAGTTCCTCGCGGAAGCGGAATACCTCCGCAGGAACAACCCCACCGCCTACGCGCACGAGTATCTCGGAGAGGTCACCGGCACCGGCGGCGAGGTGTTCCCGAACATCACGGTGCGGGAAATTTCCCCGGAGGAACGCGCCGGATTCGCGCATATCCATCGAGGTCTGGACTGGGGCTACGCCGCCGACCCGACCGCATACGTTGTCTGCGCCCTCGAAAAGGGGCGGCTGTACATATTCGGTGAGATCTACCGCTACGGCATAAAGTACGACCCGCTCGCGGAAGCGATAAGGGCTGAAAATCCGCTGAACGGCACGATATACGCCGAATCCGCCGACCCGCGCAGCAACGACGAACTCCGCGCCAGGGGGCTGAAAATCACCGCCGTGAAGAAAGGCACGGGGTCAGTCGAGCACGGCATAACCTGGCTCCAGAACCTCGCGGAAATAGTCATCGACCCGGTGACCTGCCCGAACGCGAAGCGCGAGTTCTGCGGGTATGAGCTTATCCCGGACGGCAACGGCGGCTTCCGGGACGAGTTCCCGGACAAGGATAACCACTCGATTGACGCGGTGAGATACGCCCTTGAAAACGACATAGGGCGCAGGAAAGCCAGAATCGGCAACAGAAAGGAGATGGGCATTTACTGATGATAAATCCCTTCACGATATCGCGGGAAACTCCGGTCACGCCGGATGCCGCCTGCAAATTCATCAGGGAGCATATCCGGCACACGCACGCCAGATACGACGCGCTGGAGCGCTACTATGAGGGCGATCACCCGATATGCGGCCGGAAGAAGCGTTCAGTCCTTGCGAACAACAAGCTGGTGTGCAATCACGCGAAATACATCTCAGACACTTGTGTAGGCTACTTTGCGGGTAATCCGGTGAAGTATTCCGGCGAGGGCATAGAGCCGCTCCTGGAGCTTCTGAGAGCCGCTGACAGCGACACGCAGGACATCGACCTTGCACAGAAAGCAAGCATATTCGGCACGGCGTACGAGTTCATCTACACCGACGAGGACGGACAGCCCCGGCTGTATTCCCCGGACCCGCGCCAGGCGTTCGTTATCTACGACGACACGGTGCGGCAGAAGCCGGTCGCGGGGGTGTATTATTACAAGCTCCACGACAGCGTCACGAACCAGGATACGGGGTATTCCGTGTATCTCTGCGATACTGAAAATGTCATGCATTTCACGACCGACACGGGCTTTTCTGTCACGGGCGGGGCTGAGAGCAGACCTCACGGAATGGGCGGGGTGCCGCTTATCGAGATATACAACAACTCCACCTGCGGCAGCGATTTCGAGCCTGTCCTGTCGCTCATCGACGCGTACAACGTCCTCCAGAGCGACCGCGTGAATGACAAGGAGCAGTTCGTCGAGGCGATACTGCTTATCAAAGGTTCAGTCCTCGGCGACGATAACGACGAGAAATCCGAAAGCTACAAGGCGCTCCGGGAGAACGGCCTGCTGGAGCTCGACGCAGACAGCTCCGCCGAATGGCTGACGCGGCAGTTCGACGAGAACAGCGTGGAGGTGCTCCGCAAGTCGTTGGAGCAGGATATACACAAGTTCGCGAACGTCCCCTGCATGAGCGACGAGAGCTTCGGCGGGAACGCTTCCGGCGTTGCAATGCGCTATAAGCTCCTCGGATTCGAGCAGATAACGAAAATCAAGGAGCGCTACTTCCGGGAGGGTTTGAAGGAGCGCCTGCGGCTTCTCTGCAACTGGCTGAGCACCACCGGGAAAGCCGCTATCAGCAGCCGGGATATTTCGATACAGTTCACCAGGGCACTGCCGGTCAACGAAACCGAGGTCGCACAGCTTGTTTCCGAACTGCGTGACATGGTTCCGCGGGAGATCCTGCTCGGGCTTCTGCCCTTTGTGGACGACCCCGAGGGAGCCGCCGAAAAGGTCAGGGAGCAGCAGAACGATTTCCCGAACCTCCCGCCGGATATGACCGATGAACAGCCGTGATTACTGGGAGCGCCGCGCCGCTCAGGACATGTACGACCGCATGGGCACCGCCGAGGAAACCGCCGCCGAGATGAACGCGGCGATAAATCAGACCTCCGCGTATCTCGAAAAGGAAGTCAAGGCGGTCATGCGCGGAATGCAGTCGTTCGGTATCTCAGAAGCGGAAGCCAAGAAGATACTGAACGCCGCCGGAGGGGACGGTTCGGCGCTCCAGCGTTTACGCAAGGCGGCTCAGCAGGTAAGCGACCCGGAACGGCGCGAAGCGCTCCTGAATGCGATAAACAGCGCGGGGGCGTACCGCTACCGCATTACCCGCATTGAGGAGCTGAACAAGGACATCAACCGCCGCTGCCGGGAGCTGTACAAGACCGAGAACCGCCACGTCACGTCAGCGCTGCGGAATGTCGCGGAGGACAGCTATTACCGCGAGATATTCAGCATTCAGAAAGGCACGGGTCTGTGGTTCAGCTTCTCGAAGTTCCCCCGGCAGGACGTTGACAGAATACTGCGCTCCAACTGGTCGGGCGGGAATTACTCGCAGCGTATCTGGAAGGACGTAAGCGGCATGACTGCACGGCTGAAAAGCGAGCTTCTCGTCAGTATGCTGTCGGGGCGTTCCGGCGAAAAGACCGCCCGGATATTTCAAGAGCAGTTCGGGGTGAACGCGTTCTGCGCCCGGCGAATCGTCCGGACGGAGAGCGCTTATGTCGCGAACGCTGCGCAGAAGTCCGCATATTCCGAAGCTGGAATCGACCGCTATAGGTTCGTTGCTACGCTTGATTCACGCACCTGCGAATGCTGCGCCGCCCTGGACGGCAAGGTGTTCGACCTCGCAAAGGCAAAGCCCGGCACGAACTACCCGCCCATGCACCCGTTCTGCCGCTCGACCACCATCGCGGACTTCGGCGACGAGGAGCTTGCAGGTCTGGAGCGCCGGGCTAAGGACAAGGACGGGAATGCCGTTAAGGTCCCGGCGGGTATGTCCTATGATGAGTGGCGGAGGGAGTTTGTGGACAATAAATCCACCTCTGAAAACATGAAAGGACCTGCTCCGGAGATCGGAAAACGCAAAGATCCTTGTGCGAACGGGCATTACTTCATTGATAAGAGCGAAACGCCCCCGACCTGTACAGAAGATGGGAAACGTGAAAAGGTATGCGCTGTTTGCGGCAAGACCGAAGTTGAAACTGTTCCTGCCACCGGGCACAGATATGTCGATACCATTGTACAGCCGACCTGCACCGAAAAGGGGTACACGCTTCACAAGTGCAGCGTATGCGGCGACAGTTATCAGGACGCCGAAACTCAGCCGCTCGGTCATAATTATGAGGCAGTCAAAACAGTTCAGCCGACCTGCGTTGACAAGGGCTTCACAGAATACCACTGCACGCGCTGCGGCGATACATACACCGATGATATTCCTGCAACAGGGCATAAATTCGGCAAGTACAAGATAGTCACCAAGCCTACTTCCGTTTCAGAAGGGCTGAAAGTACGGAATTGCAAGGTGTGCGGCGAGAGCGATGAAGTAGTTCTGCCAAAAACCAAGACAGTTACCAAGGCTGAAAAGAAACAGAAGCTGCTTGATATAATCAACGGAGCCCAGCAAGATATTGACAAAATCGCACAGAAGCAGTATAATAATATATGGAAGAATCCTGTTACAGCCGCCGACTATAGCGCCAAGCAGAGCACAATTCAAGCCAAGAAGGATTATTTCAATCAGCAGCTTGCTTCAAATCCCGCTGACAAGGCAAAATGGCAGGCGCTGCTGAATGAGCTGGACGATTTTGAAACCCAAGGCAAGAAATATGCCGCTTTGCAGGCAACAAAGAATCAGGCGCAGTCACAGCTCACGAAACTCGCTTCAAAGAGCGGCAGTTCGGCTTCGTTTGCACCGGACGCATATTCTCGATCGAGGAAGAATGCGGCGTATTGGTTTAAGGGCAACGAAAAGGCTTCAGCAGACGCTGCGCTTCGTCCGAAAAGTGGCACAGTGTGGCAGGCAGCAAGCTCCGACGAACGTCAGGCGGCATGGAAGTATACATCAGGTTCCGGAAGCTTTAATCGTCCCCTTCGCGGATACGATGGAAACTGGTATAATTACAAGGGTGTTGGAAATGTCAGTCTTGATAACGAGGGTAGCGAAAGTGCGATAAAGCATCTCACTGACCTGATTGACCGTTCTCAGTATAACTTCGATATCTGGCTCAATCGTGGTATAGGTACATCATCTGGCGCTGCTTCGTTCCTGCAAATTCCGGAAACGGTGCTGACAGGTGCTTCTCAAAGCGATTTGAATAACCTGCTGGTCGGCAAGGTAGTCAAGGACGAAGCGTTTGTGTCATGCGGCAGCGCAAAGGGCGCAGGCTTTTCGGGGTATATTTTCAATGTTTATGCTCCGAAAGGCACTAAAATGCTTTATGCAGAGCCGTTTTCAGCTTTTGGGCAAGGGCACGGCCAGAACTGGGACGGACTAAGCGGACAAACAAGTTTCGGCGGTGAATTTGAAACGATAATTCAGCGAGGAACTGAATTCCGCATTACGAAGGTCGATAAGCAAGGGAGCAATATTTTCTTTGATATTGAGGTCGTTAATCAGCTGTAAGAAAGGGAGTGGTATGAATGGCTGAAAGCAGAAACCCTAGATGGGAAAAAGAGCCGTGGAGTACCACGGTTCCTTCCGGCAATATCCAGTGCAGGGACTGCATTTTCAGGCTTCGGCCTATCACTATTAACGGCGAAAGTTTTGACCGGTCTGCATACGGAAATTGCGAAATATATGAGTACCCTAATGCCAAGCCGAATGAGGTGTTATGGCAGGGTGATAATTGCCCGAATTACTCCAAAGAATAGAGGTGCTATCATGAACGACAAACTGAAATCAGCCGTCTACGGACTGGCTGTCGGCGACGCGCTTGGTGTTCCGGTGGAGTTTATGAAGCGCGGCTCTTTTCATGTGACCGGAATGACCGGATACGGTTCACATAATCAGCCTGCCGGTACATGGTCTGATGACACAAGCATGACGCTCGCAACCTGCGATTCAATAAGGGTGCTTGGCAGGGTCGATTGCGACGATATCCGGAACAGATTCCGTCAGTGGCTCTATAACGCAGAATACACAGTTGATAACGTGATATTTGACGTGGGGAATACAACCGCCAGGGCGGTGCGCTGCGGCAAAGGCGAAGACAGCGAGTATTCAAACGGCAACGGCTCGCTTATGAGAATACTGCCGCTTGCGTTCACAAACGCAGAGGACGAGCTTATCGGTGAAGTGTCTGCGATAACTCATGCACATACCTTGTCAAAGAGCATTTGTATCAAGTATGTGGAACTGGCGAGGGCTTTGCTGAACGGTATGCCGCTCAAAGACGTACTTACTGACCTTGGCGAGGAAACAGCCGCACCGGCTGAACTCACCGAATCCGAAATAAAGTCAAGCGGATATGTAGTCGATACTTTCAGAGCTGCGCTGTGGAGCCTTGCAACGACCGATAATTACAAGGACGCGGTACTAAAAGCTGTGAACCTCGGTGACGATACCGATACTGTCGGAGCTGTTACCGGAGGACTTGCCGGAATCGTATATGGTACGGACGGGATACCCGGTGAATGGATAGATATGCTCAGAGGTAAAGAGATTATCGACAGGTGCTTGTTTTAAAACAGTAACATAATAATTAAGCGCTATGCAGCAATGCACGGCGCTTTTTTATTGCCCGAAACACGCTCACGGCGTTAAACTGCGCGCGGAAATAGAGCCGACAGGCTATAAACGGAGGTAACTATGGCAGACGAACAGACAACCCAGACCACACAGGAGCAGGGCGGCGCTCAGACCGCCGGAGGTGATCCTAATAACGTATCTACGCCCGAACCGGAGGCGGAAAACAAACCGGAAAAGCCCGCTGAAAAGACGTTCACCCAGGCAGAGCTCAACAAGATCATCGCGGAGCGCCAGAAGCGCTGGGAGAAGAAAGCTGCGGACGAAAAGGCGGAGGCTGAGCGCGTAGCCGCTATGACAGCAGACGAAAAGTCGAAGCATGAGCGCGAGAAGCAGGAAAAGGCTCTCGCAGACCGCGAGGCGGCTCTGACGAAGCGGGAGCGCACCGCCCTTGCAAAGGAGTACCTCGCGGAGCTGAACGTCCCCGCCGCTCTGGTAGGGGCTGTGGACATCTCCGACCCCGACGGTATCGAAACCAGCGCGGCGGCAGTCGCAAAGGCTTTCACGGACGCAGTCAGCGCGGAGGTAGCAAAGAAGTTAGCCGGAGCTCCCCCGAAAAAGGGCGACCCCGGCGCAAAGGACCCATTCCTTGACGGACTGGGAGTTTAACAGGAGGTAATTTTAATGGCAGTAAATCTCGCAACAAAGTATTCTGACAAGGTCGACGAAGTATTCAGGCTCGGAGCGCTCACCACTTCGATGGCGGGCGGGAAGTACGAATTCACCGGAGCACAGACCGTCAAGGTCTACAGCATGGGAACCGCTGAAATGAACGACTACAAGGCGACAGGCTCCAACCGCTACGGCAACCCCGAGGAGCTGGAGGACACCACCGAGGAGCTGACCCTCACTCAGAAGCGTTCGTTCACGTTCACCATCGACGCCACCAACGCGGTGGATTCCCCGGCGGGTATCCGCGACGCGGCAAAGGCGCTCCGCAGACAGCTCGACCAGGTAGTTATTCCGGAGGTGGACGCCTACCGCTTTAAGACCGCCGCGAACAAGGCGGAGCACGTAGCGGTCAGCGCCACCAGCAACTCCACTGCATACAGTGATTTTCTCGCGATAAACAGCGCCATCAGCGACGACGAGGTGCCTGCGGTCGGCAGAGTGGCGTACGTTTCCAACGCTTTTCTCAATGCGATAAAGCAGTGCGACGGCTACACCAAGGCTTCCGAGCTTGCGCAGAACATGCTCATCACCGGGCAGGTCGGCGACATTGACGGTGTTAAGATAGTAGCTGTTCCCAAGAGCAGAATACCCGCCGGCGCGTCGTTCATCATCGCTTACGGCGAATCTGTGTGCTCCCCGGAGAAGCTCGCAGAATACAAGATCCACGACAATCCTCCCGGTATCGCGGGTCACCTTGTCGAGGGTCTGGTGTACTACGACGCGTTCGTCACCGAGAACAAGAAGTGCTCCGTCGGCGTTCACTTCGGCGCTATGGGCGAGATAAGAGCGTCCATGACCGCCGCCGATTCCGGCAGGGGCAGGCTCAAGATCGCGCGCAACGCCGCCGGAAAGCTGATGTACAAGGCGGATTCCTCCGTCACTGTTCCGAAGTTCGGCGCGGCTGCGACTGGATTCACCGAGGTCCCTGCGGACGGCATTATCTCCGCGACTGCCGGAAACAAGGTCGCTGTAGTATCTGTTGTGGACGATAAGGTCGTAGCCGCTTCCGCCGTATTCGACGCGGTAGTCGGCGCATGACCCCGCTTGAGCGGTTCAAGCTGCTTGCCGGGATAACGGACGATACGCAGGACGGGTTAATAACCGCCCTGCTGTCGGACGCGGAGGATTCCGTCCGCGACTATATAGGGCGGGAGGAAGTCCCGGCGCGGCTGATATCCGTGCAGATTCAGCTTGCAGTGATAGCCTACAATAAGCGCGGCGCTGAGGGTGAATCCTCCCGCAGCGAGGGCGGAATTTCCCAGAGCTTCGACGGACTTCCGCCGGAGCTTCTTGCGCGGCTGAAAAACTATCCCAGAAAGGCAGGGGTTCTTTATACGGCTGATACAGAACAGACTTAAAGCGCTCCCGCTGACCCGCCCTGCGGCCGTGAAAAGCGCCTACATCGGCACCGAAACGCGCTGGGAGCCTGCCGGAACTATCCGCGCGGAAGTCCAGCCGCTCTCCGATAACGCCACCGCCGAACAGTACGGCGTGAAGTTCAGCCGCTCTGTGCAGCTTATCTGCGATACCGGAACGGATATCCGCGAGCGCGACCGTGTGAAGCTCCCCGGCGGCACTTACGAGGTCAGAGGGGTGACTACCTACGACAACGTCAGGAAGGCGGTGTGCGAGCTGGTATGACGATACGGGAGCTTATCAAGAAAATGCAGTCCGTCCGCGCGGACAGCGGGAAAGTACTCGACCGTGCCCTGCTCAAGGGCGGCGAGAAGATACGCGGAAACGCCGTCCTGCTCTGCCCGGTGGACACCGGAGAACTCCGGAACAGTATCCGGGTACAGCGGCTCGCGCCGGGCGTAGTCACGGTCGGCACCAACAAGGAGTACGCGATATTCGTGGAGTACGGCACCGGCACGCAGGGCGACCCGGGAGTGCCGCACACCGCAAAGCTGCTCTGGCGCTGGCAGGACGAACAGGGCAACTGGCACACCTCGCACGGGCACAGGGCGCAGTCGTTCCTCCGGGCAGCGGTCGGCAAGAACACGGAAAAGGAGATATACCGCCTTGTGGCGGAGGAACTCAGAAAGGCTATAGACAATGCTTGATATCAACATCATCATTCCGCCGCTGGTGGAAGATATCGTCCGGCTGGAGCCGCAGTACCCGGAGATAGTTCCGGAATTCCCGCTGGCGATACTCACGCCGCTGGACATGGGTTCCGGCGTGATTATTTCCGGCGAGGAACGGCTTGCGGCGGTGTCGTTCCAGGTGGACGTATACGACACGAAATTGCAGCGCTGCACTGAAACGGCGCTGAAAATCTCCGCGCGGCTGATATCCCGGGGATTCGTAAGGAACTCCGGCGCGGATATCCGGGAGGACGGACTGCACCGCCGTACGCTGACGTTCAGCGCGGCGATAGACGAACACACAGGACTAGTTTACAGGAGGTAAATAATGGAGCTTTTAACAAAGGACACGCACCTTGATTTTTCTTCCGACGACGGCGCAACATGGCTTGAGCTGTACGGTCTGGAGAGCTACCCTGATATGGGCGCCGCCCCGCCCAAGATCAAGGTGACGAACATGCGCGACGCTAACGAGCGCTACATCGGAGGTATTCCCGACGTCAGCGATATGAAGTTCGGATTTTTCTACAACATGGAGAAAGACCCTGACGCCGGAACGATGATAAAGAAGAACTTCGCAAAGCTCAAGGAGCTTGAGGAAGCTGGCGCGAAGATAAAGTGGAAGCTCAACTATCCCGACGGCACTTTCTACGCCTGGGAGGGCAAGCCCACCGTGTACGTTAACGGCGGCAACGTCGGCGAGGCTATGAAGTACACCCTCAGCGTTACGCTTGAAAGCAAGCTTGAGTGGAACGGAGGCAACACATGACAGGAGCATATCTGAAAATATCCGATGAAAAGAGCCTTGAGCTGCGCTTCACTGCGCGCCGGGCTGAGAAGCTCGAATCCGAGCTTGACTGCGACCTGCTGCGGGGACTTTCCCGCTGCCAGAGGGTCGGAGTGCTGACACGGTTCATCGCATGCGGCGCGGATATCTCGCATAGCGAGGCGTGCGACGCGTACGACGAGTTCGTCGATAACGGCGGCACCATAGAGGATGCGTCCGAGGTCGTCATGACCGCGCTGAAGAACGGCGGGTTCATCGCGAAGTCGGCAGTAGAAGCCGCAAAAAAAATCCAGGGGCAGCTCCTCGACCGTGCAGCGCAGGGGAACTGATAGCCCAGCTACGAAAGACGGCGGTAGACTGCGGCGCTTATACGGAGCAGTTCTACGACCTCACCCCGGCGGAGCTCTGCGACCTGAACAGCTCCGCCGTGAAGCGCCGCACTGATGAAGCCCGGAGCCGCGCGGTGTTCGCCTGGCATACGGCGTACCTGACCGGGCTTGCTACGAATGCTCCGAGGAGTTTTCCGCAGACCCCGGAGCGGCATTTCGGTGCGCTCATGCAGGACGATACTCCGGCATGGAAGCGCTCGCAGGCGTCGATGGCGAGGATAGCAGCCGTCCACAATCAGCATTACAGAGAGGAGGCGGGTCATGACCGTTGAGGAGCTGAACATAGTCATTTCCGCGAACGACCGGAAGTTCAACGAAGCTATCGGCGATGTAATAGGAAGGCTGGACGACCTGGAGGAGCAGTCCAGACGTTCCACCGATGATATCGGAAATTTCTTCACGAATCTCGGGCACAAGCTTGCGGCGCTCGGTATCGGAAAGATAATCGGCGACAGCATAATGTCCGGCGGCGAGCTTGAGCAGCAGCTCGGGGGCGTGGAGGTCGTGTTCTCGGAGCATGCGGAATCCATGAGGAAAGCCGCTGCAACCGCGTACAAGGACATGGGGCTGTCGGAATCCGACTACCTTGCGAAGGCAAACAAGATGGGCGCTCTGCTGAAAGGCTCCGGCTTCGATACCGGGTACGCTTCGGCGATGTCGCAGCAGGTCATGCAGAGGGCTTCCGATGTGGCTTCCATCATGGGCGTTGACGTCAAGGACGCTATGGAAGCCGTCACCGGTGCGGCAAAGGGCAATTTTACGATGATGGACAATCTCGGCGTTGCCATGAACGACACGACCCTCCAGGCGTACGCGCAGGAAAAGGGGCTCGGCAAGCTCGAAACCACGCAGCAGAAGGTCAGCGCGGCAATGCAGATGTTCCTTGACAAGACGGAGTACGCCGCCGGGAACTACGCCCGGGAAAACGACACGTTCTCCGGCTCGCTGACGACCGCAAAAGCGCAGCTTGAGAACATGACCGCCGACCTCGGAACGCAGCTCCTGCCGACCGCCACAACGCTTGTGACGATGGCGCGGGACGGTCTGGAGCTGATAACGCCGCTCGTCGTATCGCTCGGCGAGGGGCTGAACAGCGCGGGTCAGTACCTGCTCGGCATGTCACCGAGCGCGAAAACAATGCTCGGGATAGCCGTGGGAGCCGCTGTAGCGATCCCGGCAGCGACTAAGGCGCATGCTCTGTGGACTGCCGCAAATGAGAAATGGAACAGCCTGCTCAATATCCTCATTCCGAAGGAAGCAAAGCGCGCAAATATCATGAAGGCTGCTGCGGGGTGGCTCGTTATTTTGGCAGGGCTGTTGTCTATCGTGGCTTCGGTCGGAGCTACCGCCCGGGAGATGAACGAATCCGAAGGCACTGCGATGGAGGACACCGCCGCCGGAGCCGACAAGGCTGCCGAAAGCACCGACAAGCTTTCCGACAGCATGGCGGGTCTGGGCAAGAGCGCGGATACGACCAAGAAAAAGCTCGCGGACATCGACACGCTGAATGTCTTTGACGCGGGAAGCAGCGCCGGCGGCGTGGATTTCAACGCGATAGTTGACGGGGCGGAAGCCGCGCAGGGCTCGGTCACCGGGCTTGCCGACGAGCTCGCAGGCGTTACAGGCAATCTTGATGAACTCAGCGAAAAAACAAATAGCTTTAGCCTTGATGGGCTTGCAAAGAACTTCGGAGATACCTTTAAAGATATCTGGACTGGGCTTGTAACATTTCTTGACGGCTTCAACTTTAACAGCGACACACAGCTTGACAGCCTGCGGGTGCTTGATTCAAAGGTCAGGGAGCTTTTTGGCGATGACTGGTCGGATTTCTGGACGGGCGTCGGGAGCACGATGTACCGGGCTTTTGGCGAGAACAACAGCGAGTACGACCGGTATATGGCGCTGACGGATATTCAGAACTGGCTTGAGGATATCAATGGATTTCTCACCGGATGGATGGGCGAATTTGGCGAAGCCTGGAAAGAGTTTTGGATGGGCATAGGTTCGTGGATTTATGAGCAGCTTAATCCTGAACCAACGGATTACAGCACTCAACACAAGGAAGGTTGGGGCTCCGGAAGAATGCGCGGAGTTGATAACGCTGAATATTCGCCTGAAACTTACAGCGCCGGTAGTTTTTCTGGCAAAATGCGCGGCTACGATTACGCTGATTATTCCGCACAGCAGAGCAGCATTCCAGGCGCAATATACAGCGGAGGAGCAATGACGGGGCCCGTTCAGCTCCCCGACAGTTCGGCGGCACCGCAGATAATAGAGTTCCACAACTATATTGACCTGGACGGGCAAATTATTGCGGAAAACACAACGCAGTATCAGAACAATGAGCAGACCCGGTCAAATGGGTATTGACATTTTGTAAATAATGTGATATCATAAAAATGTCAAATTATTTGTTTTTCTGGAGGCTGTTTTATATGAAGTGCAAAAAGTGCAAAATGGACATTCCTAACGGTGCTAAGATCTGCCCGTACTGTAACAGTAAGCAGGGCGGCATAGGCTGCGTCGGCGTGATTGTTGCAATAGTCATTGTAGGAGTATTCATATCTATTGTGGCTAATATTGGGAAGGGGGTTCGAATGGCTCAGGAAAGTGCGGCAAGCCGTGCGTCGGCCTCATCGTCAAGCACCATCTCGGAGGAGCCTTATTCGAATATAAAGCAACTTATATCCACCGCTTGCAGGGGCGTTGGCATAAACCCATCGGAGATAAAAAACATTATGCAGCTTGATAACTGGGAAGGCGGCGAAAGATATCAATTTGCATTCAGCGGATACAACTATACCGCAGACTTGAATGAGGACGGAACTCTCAACAATATAAGCATAGGCACAAATGTTCTGTATTCCGACGGAGAGGTAAAAATCCGTTATATGAATGGGTTCCTCGTCAGAGCTGATGGTGGAACCACAGATAACGATGTCTGTGAGGTTAACGGTACCGTACTTAATATCACCGGCGGCGATTGCTCATATGTTCAGATAGACGTCGGTTACTATGATGACAATGGTGTAAAGATAACGTCCGGGCTTGACAATGTACTGAACCTAAAAAAGGGTGAGCAGTGGCGTTTCAAGGCTTACGGCTTCGGCTCCGGAATTAAGCGTTACAAAATCGAAGAAATATCATGGTATTAACGAAAATAAGCACTCCGTAAGGGGTGCTTTTCTTTTGCCCGAAAGGAGGTACTTATGTCCGAAAAAACCGCCTCGATCATAAAGATAGACGGCGTAGAAATGCCCACGCCGAGCAGCTTCAAGCCGCTCTATAAGGACTACGACAGCAAAAATTCCGGGCGGTCGGAATCAATGTATGCGACACGCGACATAATCAGGTCGGACGTCCGGAAGATGTCGTTCACCTGGATAGTGCAGACGGCTGACCTGCGGAAGATACGCGAGGCTATCAAGCCCCCGAAGATACAGGTCAGGTTTTTCGACATCAACCAGCCCGCCGACGTTCAGTTCAGCACGATGGAGTGCTACGCCGACCCTAGCCGAGAACCGGAGGTGCTCCGCTGGGAGCCTTCCGACCCGGAAAAGAGCTGGTGGAGCTTCACCACGTCATTCACGGAGTATTGATATGTACAATGTTTCAGATACCTATAGGGAGCTTATAAAAGCGCCGGTCCGGTACACCGGGATAAGCGGCGCGGCAAGGCTCCGGGACGGCACTATAATTCACCTGACCGACGACAATATTGCCGCCGGTTCTCTTTCTATAACGCAGAAAATGAACGGCCGCGGGGACTTCCGCCCCGGCGGGGTGTACTCCGGGGAGCTTTCCTGCTCCCTTAAAGGCTTCGCGGGGAAAACCAGCGATCTTGACGGCGCGGCGATACGGCTCGCGTTCATTCTGTACCACGACAGCGATATGCAGGCTGCGAAGTCCGAGACGGTTCCGCTTGGGCGCTTCTATGTGGACGGCTCCTCGATAAAGCGCCGGAACGACACGGTAACGCTTTCCGCGTTCGATGGAATGGCACTGTTCGATGTGGAGGCGACCGAGCGCTCCGGCACGCTGTATGAGCTTGTGTGCGGCGCGTGTACTGCTGCCGGGTTAAGCTTCGGAATGACACAGACGGCGTTTGAAGCGCTGCCGAACGGCACACAGTCCGCTGACATCAACACGGCGCGTATTCAGACAGAACGCGACCTGCTGATGTATGTCGGCATGATGACCGCTTCGTTTGCGAGGATCAGCCGCAGCAACGAACTGGAATTCGTGCCGCTCACATGTGAGAGAAACGACGGCGGCGTAATAGTCCCGGTGCGTGAAATAGCCGGGAATATCCGCTTCAATACGGATTTCTCGGACGATACGACCTGCATTGCGAAACTGTTCACCAGGCGAACCGGCGCTGCGGTGTATTCCACAAAGGAGATATCAGCGGGCGGCAGCGAGAAGCTTGCCGTTATGGAGCTGAACGAAAATCCGCTGCTTTCAGAGCTTTCCGACGGCGATGTCGCAGCGGTGCTCAACAATGAGCTTTTGCAGATGTACAAATGCCTGAATCGCGTTTTTGATTCGAGCTTCACCGGCGACCCTGCTCTTGAGATCGGGGATTATGTCCGGCTGCGGGGCGGCGCTATAGACACCGACCGGGGATATGCAACGGGCATGATCACCTCTCAGATCTGGAGGTACCGGGGGCAGCACACAATAAAATGCAGCATGCCCTCGTCCCTGTCAGCGGTGGAGGAAACCGTGGCAGCGGCCTACTCTGCGGAGACTTCTACAGAATCAAGGCAGCGCACGCAGCCCAAATCCCAGACAGAAAAGCAGATAGACGAGCTGAGGAAGCAGCTCAGCCAGGCGGGAGGAACTGCTGAAAAGCTTGTGTCCCCGACCCAAACCTCGTATGCCGCGGTGCAGGACGGACGAGGGTTGTGTATGTTTCAGAACGG